TAAGAACCATTTGGTTTCTATTGTGGGCCACCAAAGGAATCTTGTACTCCTTGGGTAAACCCTCAATGTACATTGCCAGAGTAGAGCGGAACATATCTCTATTCTCTTCTGTGTCTGCAACAAGAGTCCCTTGCCAACCAGGATGGGTAAACTGCCAATAAAGGTCAAGAGCCAAACTAACAGTAGTAATACCCAACTGACGACCCTTAAGAATAACGAAAAAATGTACGTCATCAGCCAACCCTTTCGTCATCTCTTCCATTACATACGTCTGAGTCCCCAAGAGGTTACCCATCTTCTTGAGCCCCTCCTCTTTAGTCTCAATCTTGAGTTCTGAACAAAACTTATAAAAGTTCTTGAGGTTAAAGTTCACGTGGTTTACCCATTCTTTCTTCTGTCCAGTACGCTATCTCTACTCTTACATCTTTGTTTCTAGCACAAGAAATCAACTCCTTGTAAAACAACTCAGAATACTTCTCTTTCCACTCGGCTGCTAACTTTCTCTTGCTACTGGGCTTAATGCACTGTATGGCACGCTGCATCTCCCTCTTGAGCTTCATACGAGAGTTGTACAACTGCTCTTGCATATCCTTCTCTGTATCCATATTCAATAGCCTCTGCAACCAAAACTTCTCTCTCCGCTTGCGTGACACAAAGCCTCACCCAAAGAGTCCTACACAGCTCCCTCAGCTCATCTTCGTTCTCCCACAAAAGATTACTCAATATCTTCCCCCATAAACCTCAGCAACACCCTACAAGCTAGCGTGACATCATCCAACTCACCGTAAGACTGACAGTCACTCATCGTGTCTCTCAACCTCCAAACCATGTACTGGTCCAACAAGTCCGTAGCCGTCAACCTGTGACTGCCCGTCAACACAAATTGTTCACTAGGAAAAACTTTTACCTTACCGCCTGTGCTCATGCTGTCCTCCAGACTCTCACCACATCACCCTCAGTCCTACACGTGTACTTACACCCCAACCTCTTACTCGCCCTGTAGTTGGCATTCATCACCTTCTGCCTCGCCTCCACAGGCACAGTAAAACTGTCCCCCACATCCATCTCTTCATACGGATACGCATACACCACTCTTGGCAACGGTATGCTTATCTTCTTCTCTATCGCTAGTTCTGTAACCATATCACTCCCTCTACTAATAACGCTACTATACACGTAAAAAAAGAGCTATGCAATGGTTAGTTACATAGCTCAAGCCCGTCAATCAGTGGCAACTGCGGGAAACAATATTTTATTTGGGGGGGGCGAGATGTGGAGTGCACGCCACCACAGCATCCAAGTCCCATGACATGACCTGCTGCATCACGTCAAGCTGTGCTCTTACATGAGTCAAGCCCTTTCCCTTTCCATGCTCGCACTGGTGCACTGGTGCCAGGCTCTGGCATGTGATGACAGGCTCGACATGGTGTCCCTATATATGGTCATGGGTGAGCGAGAGGTTGAAACCCTAGAGTCTTTCACGTCAACTGGCTTTGCACTTGCTTAATATATAAAGACATGACCACACAAATACCCTCTTTCTTTATATAAGTATACTGTATTTATCCTCACTTTTCACTTATCAAATACATAAGATAAACTAATACTATCTGTTTACGGGTTTCTACTATAAGGGTTTTTAGTCTCACTTTATTAAAAATAAATATCCTTATAAATCAATAATCAAATAACCCTACAAAAATTGTGGCACGAATCTTTCGCCTATATATATAAGAGCATCAAAAAAAGTGTTCTTAAATTCCTAACCTAACTGAAAGACAATTATGACAATCACCAAAAAAGCCCTCAAGATTATCAACTCTGAACTCAACTCTGTTGCTGTTGCTCACATGATGCTTAACGATGCAATCAAGGACAACAACAAAACTCTCATGCTCTTGTGGGCACAACACGGGTTGAGAGCAACTCAAAAACTCAACGAGTTCGGTATTAAACCAGATGCGGGCAACGGGGGTACATTCGAATTTTACGTTCACAAGTATTCTCACCTCGAACTTGCTTAAATAATAGCTCCTAGCCCTTTCTGAGGGCTTGGGGGTGCTATTTTGCATCGTAATCTAATTGGAGTCCTACCAATGAATAAAAATCTAATCTTACTTGCCCGTCAATTACGTAAATCAATTGGTGCACATTACCGAATGATTGGTAATTCAAATTTGACTAATGATGCGTTTCAAGATGCAAGAACTAAAAATGATGAGGCTGTATCACTTGCAAAGTATTTGATTCAATCTTTAGAGAATCGTCATCAAGCCGAACTGTTTGCACATCAAGTAGGTATGCCAGGTTATTTTTACGCATACAGCGTTTAAGGGGTTAATTATGACATTCGCATTTATACCTAAAGGCAACTATTCAATCGGTGACATTATCACCGTACACGGTGAAAAGATGAGAGTTGAGAGCTACACACACACGGGCAAAAACGTGACTGTACACACTCTAGAGGGTGCACTCAAGTTCAAGCGTATTGTGTGCATCTGTACCGATTCAAAGCCTATTGAAGCTGTTTTAAGTTGATTTCAACTGTTAGCCCTTGTAAGAGGGTTAACGGGTGCAATCCGCATCATTAACTTAATTGGAGTCCTACCATGTCAAGAGCTATTATTACCAAGTATTTGAGTGCAACTAACACCAAGGGTTCACGCATCAAGGCCACTGTGCCAAATACAAATTGGAGCGTTATAGTGCCTTATGACCACAGCTATTCTTATGAAATGGTGCATTTTGAAGCTGTTAAAGCATTGGTCAAAAAGTACGGCTTGAATTGGGTATTCACCCCCTTGCGCTGTGCCAGTTTAGACCACGGGGACTCTTACGTGTTCTTAAGTGCTGGCATGACTGACACAGCTACTGGCAAAGTGTACGAGCACGGGCAAGTAGTAACAGCTTAACTGTTAAGGGGCTTATATAGCCCCTTTACGGGTGCGCTGTTGCACTATTTGAATGGAGTCCTACCATGAAGATATCAGAAAAATTTGCCCTTAATGAGTGGCTTAGTGAATACCCTGACGACATGTCTTATGGTGAAATTTTAGAGCTAATGTCCACTGACGAATGGACTATTGACGAAATCACCGTGTGGGAGGTAGTGGAAAACTACACTCTAGACCAAGTGTCTGACTTTATAGAAAATACCCGTATGCACTTTGAGAGAGTAACTGAGGAGATAACAGCATGATAAAAGAACACTTACCCGTTGACCATAACCACACACATCACACGCACCCACGCACGCTCTGGGAGGCTTTTCAGGGTAGAGGGGACATGTACGTATCAGAACCCCTAATATCCGCTGAGGATGCCCCTTTTGTAAAACAGCTGTGCGTTATAGCCCTAGTGTCCCTAGTGGTTTTTCTGGTGTGGGGTTGACAGACCCCATGAGGGTTTGGTAGAGTCCCCTTAGTTGCCGTGGAAAGCAATAGATTAAAGCCTCTTACACATGCCTTCGCCCTTGGTTCTTACCTATGGGTTTCCACCGAGGGCAGTTGTAAGAGGCTTTTTTTATTGCTGGTGGCGATACGGGGGCATGACCTACCCCTTGAGAATGTGGATGCGACAGACTCAGATAAACGTGTTGAACAGGGCGTGTGTCTCCTAGGTAACTTCGGGGCAGTGAAAACTCTGGTAGGGCAAAACCCCTATAAACTAGATAAACGAGAGCATCTTACCCTTGTGGATAACTTGGGGACAACTAGCTTGATAGTGCCGTCTATCAGGTCACTAAAGGCATGGAGAAATGAAAAGACAACATGCAAGTTTTAAATTTATTATTAAAAAGACGGGGAGTCTTGAGAAATGCTTATAAACACTCTGGAGAAGCCAGTCACTTTTACCGACTACAAGAGCTTGAGTACCTGCTCAAGCGTATTGAACATGACCAAGACAGAAGCGATGGTGCTTCTGGATTGGGTGAGAGGGGGTATGGACTTGCCCCAACATGTAGTGACCCAAGCACTGTTGATTACGGGTGATATAAGCCCTCTGGCGCTGCGCTAGGGGCTACGCTGGAGGGCTACGCTAGTAGACCCCTCGACAGGGGCTACTCTCTGTGTCTTGAGATGGGGTCAAGCGGAACCCCAAGAGAAGCGCAGACCCCTGCATGATAAAGACCCCATGTTTTGAAAGGATATACAAGATTACTGTTGACAGGCTAATCACCTACCATGATAATTCACACATCTACACATGTAGATATTTTCCTAACCATCGAAAGGCTTAAAAATGAAACTATGTAAAGACTGTAAGCATATTGTCGCTCCTGACAGTGCTGACAAAAGATATTCACGTTGCAACTATAACCAGAAAATCTCTATGGTGACTGGTGAACCTGAAGAGACAGAGCTTCTCTTTTGTTTTGTCTCCAGGGAGTCTATAGACCCCTTGAAGTGCGGTGCAGACGCACGTTTCTATGAGGAGAACACACATGTCTGACTTCACACCTGAAATAAGAAACTCTGCTATATGGTCTGGAGACAGTCGCAAGGTAGCCAATGGCAAGGCCAATGACGTTATCCTGACTAAGCTCGGTATCATGCCTATACCTGACCTGTCTGACATAGAAGCTGTCCAGATGGGACATGTGATGGAGCCTGTCATCGGCAGACTGGCTCAAGAGAAGCTCAAGACTGAGCTGGTCAAGATAGAAGAGTCTCTAACCCATCCTAAAGAACCGTGGTTACGCTCTCATTTTGACTTTGCAGGGAAGGTCAACGGCAAGACTGTCCTAGTCGAGTGTAAGAACTATAACGCTGCTGTTAGGAACAAGTTTGAGGGAACTAGTATTCCAGCAGCAGACATGGCACAGCTCGTCCACGAGGCTCTGGTCTACGGGACTGACACGATGTATCTGGCTGTCCTCTTTGGAGGACAAGAGTTCTACTTGCAAGAGTTCCACATCACAGAAGAGATGAAGACAGAACTCCTCTGGAAGATGGCAGAGGTGTGGGCTAGGGTGAAGACCAACGAACCCTACCCTCCAGAATCTGTTGAACAAGCCAAGCTACTCTTCCCCACATCCACAGAAGACCTTAAAACAGCGTCTAGGAGCGTAGAAGAGGCGTGTAGCACCCTGAGTGTCATCAAAGCCAATATCAAGGCTCTAGAAGCCCAAGAAGAGGCTCTACAGACCCTCATCACAGGTTATATGGGTGAATGTGGGGGATTGGCGACTATAGACGGGAGGACTCTGGCTACCTGGAAGTCTGCCAAGGCTAGTGTCAAGTTTGACTCTAAGCTGTTTCAAGAGGCTATGCCTGACATCTACGAGCAGTTCAAGAGGCCAGTCCCAGGCTCACGTAGGTTCTTACTGAAATGAAGTCAGCATACCCTTATATCCACAGACACCCTACTACAGGCGTGACAGAGCTGGACAACGGCATGACACTGCGTGACTGGTTCGCTGGCATGGCTCTACAGGGCTTAATGCCAGACACCTTTAAAACACCCCCTGATGACTACCCAGATGGCTCACTAGCTGAGCTTTGGGCTGGTA